TCATGGCAGGGTGTGTTAATTAAGAATGAGATACCGCCAGCATGATTACAATAGTTATAGCAAAGGGTGTTCAACAGGAAGATGTTCGTGATTACATTAATGTAAATCAAATGGAAGAACGTGTTGCATCTTTAAAAGAACGCATTAAAGAATTAAACAGAATAGTCAGAGGTAATAAATATGTTGACAGCCTTAATAGGACCAATAGCTGACCTTGCTGGCACTTGGCTTAATGGTAAAGTCGAGGAAAAAAAAGCACAGTCTGCAACTAAGGTAGCTAAAGCACAAGCTGAAGCTGTGGTTATGCAGAAAAAAGCTACTGGTGAGATTGATTGGGATTTAAAGATGGCTGATGCTTCGGCATCTAGCTGGAAAGATGAATGGCTTGTTATTATTTTTTCTGTGCCATTGGTGCTTTCATTTTGTGGTGAGTGGGGAAGGAAGATTGTAGATGATGGTTTTGCCGCCCTTGCGGGAATGCCTGACTGGTATCAGTACACACTAGGCGTCATAGTCGCTGCCAGTTTCGGTGTCCGTAGTGCCACCAAGTTCTTCGGGAAGAAAGGCTAGGTCTTCTTCTGATTCAGCTAGTACATCAAAGTCTTCTGTATAATCCCCGAACTGTTCAGGGAAAGCTTCTTCAACCAAAGAAAATATCTTTTCAAAACCTAACGTCTGCATTGTAAATACAATTTCTTTTTCCATAGATTCAGGCGTCATGTCTTCTGCATCAGAGTTGTTACCACGAACACGTGATAGCAACTCTAGTGCTTTTAGGGCAGTGGTTCCGTTGCCAGCATTCCTAGCAACTTCATACTGCTTTTCTATCTCGTCAATCACATCAATGTCAGTTGTGATCCCTGCCTTTAGTTCTTCTATTCTTTCTAGGATACGTGGATCCTGCAATAACCTGTAACCTTGGTTGTGTGCTGATGCTTCACTATACCCTGCATCTTTGGCAGCACGAGATGCGTTCTGATGCAGGATATAGTTTTGGCAGAACTTTTCCTTGCGTTCATTAAGCGGCATTCAGCAACTCCGAATAGTGCTTCTCTTGTCCACGCTTGGACAGTTTCCATACGGCTGCTGCCAGAGTATTTTCTCCATAGAAGTTGATACCCATATCCATTTCCATATTGTCGAAAAGCTTTTCACAGTCTTGTGCCATTGCAAGAAGTTCTCCTGTAGTCCAGAACTTTTCTCCACCAAGTTCAACCTGCATGTACTTGTTCTTGTCTGGCTCTGTTTCAGTTGTCTGACGTTTCTTTTCTTCTGTCATCTCACCTTCAATCGAACAGTCAAAACCAAACAGTTCAAAGTTTCTAAAGCCAAGAGTATGTGCGATAGCAATGGTACGCATGGCTGCACAGGTGCCGCCTGTAATCAGGGTAGATCCTTCTTCAATACCTGTTTCTTTATCTACCACAATCTTTTCCTTTACAGACATGTCACGCAACGCATCTGAGTATGCTTGCCAACCTTTTACATTTGCTTTCTTAGATAGCAAATATTTTGTTACAGAAGGATCAGTCATAGAAGCAACAAGGAAAATAGTTTTCTTGTCTACCTTTTTAAACAAATCTTTTCTAACAACTCCGTGTGTGCTAGTTCCCTCAATAGGTCTTGGATCAAGGATAACACAGGAGAAAGGCTTGATGCCGTGTTCCAATAACTTGGGATAGCTGTGCTTAACACAGAACACTTTACAGTTTGTTTCCTTGATACGTTTTTTCAGTAGGTCAAAGTCTATGCTATGACCACCAGAAACAATGATTGCTGTTTCTGTATTTACTTTACTTGTTTTGATCCAGTCAAAGTCTTTAATAAGTTTCTTATTCTGTTTTACATTATCAATGATTTCTTCTTTAGGTCTGGAATCTTTTGGTGTGACCACAATGGGTACACGTGTCAGTTCGTCTGGTAGTTTTGCTACACCCTTCTGAGTTGCTACAAAAACAAGGTGAGTAATACCACCTCCCAAAACAGGATCAGACGAAGGAAGGACCAACTTGGCATATGCTTCAATCTCCTTTGTTAGTTTGTTCACACCAAGATTATCTTCGTGTGGTAGTTTTTTGTTCTGGTCTTCTGAGAAGAAGTCATCGAATACCAGAACAGGAATGTGTTTCAAATTCTCATAGTCTTGCTTAACTGTTTCATATGAATGTCCACCATCGATGTAAGCAAAGTCTGCGTCCTTAACAGCCTTACATGCTGGCACGGTAACTTTGCTATCGCCCTTGTGTAATTCATAGGTAAATGTTTTACCTTCGTCAAACATCTTTACTGCGAATTCTTTCAGACGATTGTTAATAGCTTCCACAGTGTTGTGGGCTTTTGTGTTCATTTCATACTGATCAGATTCAACTGTTGCATCTTCAAACAAATCAAAGCCAACGTAATGAACTTTGTCATGGTGTTGCAGCGCAGCAACAGCCATTTGAATAGCACGTCCACCATTCCACGTTCCTGTTTCCACGATTGTCTTTGGCTTGTAGAAGTCAACCATCTTGATAAGCTGCTTGTATCGTGCAGCATTGACATCAGGAGCAACCTGATTAATATTCTTTTTCAGATTGCCTTTATAATGTGTAAAGTATTCTGACAGGGGTGACTGTGCAAAGGCAGCAAGACCTTTTGCATTTTCAGATAGATTGTTTGTTACCAATCCATGTGCCTTGTAAATATTAAGCAGCCGCTCAAAGATAAATCCATCATGCCATTCACGGTATGCTACAACTTCTCCAATAGTGTAACAACCCCGAAGATCGGCAAGCAAGCTGCAAGTATTATGGCAAGCCAGATTGAAGCCCATAAAACTTGTTTCACTGTAGTCTGCATCCTTTCTTCCTAGATATGTAAGGTCTGCCTTACTAGGCAACCATTCTTTAATTTTAGCTACATCAAGACGTTTGGTTGTAACTGTGTCTGCATCAAGCCAGATCATCCAGTTATCTTCAAAGGGAACACCGCCGCCTTCGATAAATTTTTGATCAGCTTCCATCATTTCAAAAGCCAACTCAGTCATGGCATATACTTTATGACACCACTTGATTGCATCAAGACGCCAGTTGTACTGCATCTTCCCGCCTTCAGTACCATCATGTATTTTCATACGCTCACGGTACTGAACCATCTCTTCAACATCATTTAGATTTCTGTATTCAATTACACTGCTCTTAGGAGCGTCAACAGATTCGATATCAAAGTCATGATAATAAGCAATCAGTTTGAAATACTGCGGGTTCCATTTATCTACCACGCTCTCAAGCATGTTCTTAGCATAGGAATCAAATCCATCTTTGCTAAATGATGTTACAAAAGTATACATTAAAATACATCTCCTAAAGCTGAATCATAAAAAATCTTATTTGCCCTTACATGCCAGTCACCTGCATACTCTGCATCGATCTGACGTTTAGGTTCCCATTCTTTGAACCATGGACCACCTGTCGTAAAGTGAACATTTTTTGGTGTGATTGTTTCATCTGACCAACCATCAAGCCAGTTCCACTCTTCTGGAATACCACCAATTTCTTCGTCTTCCAACCAAGACATTCCGTGTAACCAAGAACCAGATCTAATGTTCGCATCGTCCACTGTAAGCCTGTGGTTTCCTTCGTGTCCACAGTTGAATAGCATGAAGCTAGACCAGTTCTTGCGATTGTATCTTTGCTGGATCTGTCCGTCCATCTTTGTAGCAGCAGAAGGATTGTAGTTGTGTTTAACACAATGCACTGCTATGTCTTTGTTGCTACCGTAAGTATCAAACACTTCTTCGATGTCTGATTTAACAAGCATGTCCGAATCCATGAAAAGAGCAAGTCCATCATACTGGTTCAGAGCAGGAATCAAAAACCTTGTGAATGTAAACTCTGTGCTGAATGGCCTTCCATCGAAGGTGTCAACCATTACACGTTTGCCGTCAATGCTGTCAAGCCTAGCAGAACGCCGATACAGACCTGCTCTACGAAGAGCGGGTTGAACCAGTGGGATGATGTCAAACTTTGTATTGTATTCCAAGATTGAATCACGTAGTACTTCATAAGCATTACTCTCCCTTGCATCATAACCAATATAAATAACTGGACGTTTGTTAAACAACTGACAACTCCTTTCAATTCAAAGACATGTGTATTTTACTACAACTAAGCAACCATGTCAAGAAGTTTTTAATCATTAAAATAATTTAGAAGAAGATCAAGCCTATCTTCATGGACAGCCATCTTGTCTAGTTCACCTTGGATTGCTTCCATGATGTCAGAGTGTTCACCAATACCTGCAGGGTTCTTTAGATATACTTCTATGTTTGCTGTGTGCAGTGCCACATTACCCTGTGCGTGTTTTAATAGTGCTTCTAATATTTGTTTTCTCATAGCTTGTCCGTATCTTCATTGAATGTACCTTCTGGTAACGCAGCTTCAAGTGTTGACATATTAGACGAATCAATTTCACCACAGATATTAACACAGCCTTCTGCCCACTGTGTTTTACTTACCATTATGTCGGGGCAATATTGATGTAGAGAACTGAAAGCAGCCGCTGCTGCTGCAACATCCTTTGTGTTTGTATCAAACCTAATTTTCATTTTGATTTTCCTTTCTTTAATTTAACCCATTCGTCATAGCTAGGGTGATTGCGTGGTGGATTGAACTGAATGTAGTCGTCAGTCCTTTTCCAAGTCCAAACTGGCAATGTATTCTTCGATGTCGATTGTTTCTTGCTCATCCACCATCTTCTCCAATCCTTCGGTAAGTCTTCGTTTCAGTGCTTCTGAAATCAAACCAGTTCTTGTTTCCTCGTCCATTTCAAATATGACCAAAGCACCACCGTCTTTCGTTTCTACATAGTCTACTACATCTATTTTCATGTGTCAATAAAACTCCCTTTATTATGCTGCATTCAAGTCTACCACTTCACAGACGCCAGCCGTACAAGCCAACTCACGTCCACCTGATGTGGTGTCTTCCTTCTCAAACTCCTGCAGCTTTGCCCAATCAATGTTAGCTACCGTATCATAAACCATTTTTAATTCGTTGTATTCATCTGGTTCGATATCCTGATAAGGTGCTTGCTGATATGTGTGTTCACTAAACGGAAGGAAACTAATACCAGAAACCTTGTCAAAGTTTTGATAGACCCAAGATCCAACTTCCATCCATTCATTCTCCTTGACTGAGATAGTCACGGAAGGCTTGTGTTCACACCAGTGCTCTTGATACAGCAACCAAAGATCAAGCTGTTCAATGGCAGTCATCTCATTCCGTGTGATGGCACCTGTAGGTGACTTCATGGGGAAGCTAAAGACTGTCGTGCTGTCAGGCTTCATTACATCCGGCTCATTAGGAACACCCTGATTAATCATGAACTGTGTCAGTGGATCTTTGTTGTCACCACGAACAGTACGAATATAATAATCATTGTGACGTGCATGGATACCAGAAGCACTGTCTACAAGCTGTGATACTGTACCACTAGGCTTGACGCAGGTGATAGCTGCTGACTGTGGAATGCCAAGTTCTCCTGACAAAACCTTGTTTGTATACACTGCAGTTTCCTTCAGGTCTGAAAGAATTCCTGAGATATTCATGCCGTAGTTAGCGTCACGTCCAGATAATACCTTGTTGTCCATGATGCCTGTCAGAGATACACCAAGCAGACGCTCTTCTTCTGTGTTCTTCTTCCAGATACTGCGAAGATATTTAAAGTCTGTCAGTGTCGCTTGGAACGTGCCAAGGATAGTGGCAAGCCTTACTTTCTCTGCAAGTGTCTGGTGTGTATCTCCTTCACGAACAACCACCTCTGAAAGATTACAGAACTGATAAGGACGTAGGATAATTTCAGAACAAGGATTACAACCGAAGTCATGATCAGCATCACGTCTACCATTCTTTGCTGCTTGTTTCTTAGATGAAGCACGGTTGAAGATACCACGCTCACCTGACTTAGATTCGTACAGCGACAACCACTCACGCATGAATGTTCCCATCTGTGGTTTCTCTTTGTATGCCACAGAGTTGTTTGCCAAAGCACGTTGACCTTCCTGTTCCCACCACATACCTGACTTGGCATGTGCCATCTGGTCATCGTTCAGATTGGAAAGACTGATCAATGCTGAACGGCGTACACCACCGACAACCACAACTTCGCCAATCTTACACATGATGTCGTGACATTCGATTGGATAAAGCTTGCGTCCTGCCGCACCCCTGAACTTCTCAATACAGAAGTCAAACAACTCAAGCAAAGGTGCTGGTCCTGATGCACGTCCACCGAATGTCTTCAGCCTTGCACCTGCAGGGCGAACTTCAGATACATCAAACTGTGGGATGTGTCCAGCATAGAGCATAGCAATCAGTTCACGCAATGCTCTTGCCCATCCGGGTCTGCTGTCACCTACCTTAATTGTGGTAGAACTTTTCTCAAAGTGCTCGTTAACTATAGGAAGCTTTTCTACGTTGTGCCGTTCAACGGAGAAGCCTACACCTGTGCCACACATCAGGATGTACATTGTTTCGTCAAATGCACGTGGATTATCCACAGGCAGATAAGAACAATTGTAACCACCAACATGACAACGTGCCAATGCTGGACCAGATGTCATAAGTGATCTCATGCTTGGCATAATTTCAAGGGATAGCACGGCTTGTTCTAGTTGCCCACGCAACTCGTCAGTCAGAACATAGCCGTGCTTTTTGTTTAGATGTTCTTTCATGTAATCGAAATATCTGCCGACTGTTTCGGGCCATGTTTCCCTACGTTGCTCGTCTTCCTTCCAACGTGCATATCGAGATATGGCAATAAAATTCTGGTAGTCTGTTGGTAGATAGTTATTCATGTGTTGCTTCCTTTCTTTGCGTAAAAAACGAGATACCATTCTATCACCAATGGGATAGAAAAACAATAGTCAATGACCAAGAACTGCGTTAATTCTTTTCCTTACATATTCGACTTCGCCGGAGCGTAGAACCTTGAATGCAAACTCACGCATGTACACAGGGTTCACGCCAGCGAAGTCGCATACTGCCGTAAAGTCTTCTGCAGTAACACCTACAGACGCAAAGAACCATGCTACAGCCCTATCTCTTTCGTGTATAGAAGAGTCAGGTTCGCCTTCATACGAAGGCTTTGTAGCGTCAAGCAATGCCTGTAATATCACACACAGGAAAAGTGTTTTCTCTGACGAAGGATTATCATTTATTATTTCGTCAATTAGAACTATGTCTTCTTTTCTCATTGAACCATTCTTTCGGGATACCTTCTCCTTGTTTACAAAATTTGAATCCGTGTTTATCGCACCAGTCAGCATAGGTCATCTTACCACCCTTGTACAGTTTCCTGTTTGGGTTATCAAACACAAACCTGATATCGTAATCTGAACCATGTTGGCTGCGGATAAAGAGATGTTTCTTTCTGTCTTCAAGCATGAACCTGCCCTTGACTTCCAGTATGATACCGTTGGGGAGCACAAAGTCTGGAATGTATTTCTTGTCTTCAGTCCAAACGTAGGAGATAGGATCTGGCTCATACTGGAAATCAATTTTGTTCTTGATTAGAACAAGGGCAGT